AGTATGTGAGCCCCCTCCAACCTTAACCCTATCTGCTCATCCAACCAACACCAACACAAAAACAACTCTCACCAATCACATAACCAGCTAGCAAGCTATCAACCTATCAGCACCGGCTCGAATTTTCCGAAATTCCGCTTGACACTCTCCCCGACCACATGCGACAATACCGCTGCAAGCGAAACACTCCAACAGTACCCGAAAGGAGGAAACCCAATGCCATACGTAAACAAAATCAAACGTACCATTACCACAAGCGCATGCCTAGGCCAGTGCGTCAACGAGTACGGGGAATTCGAAGATTTCGTTGATGTAATCCCCCAAGACGTATCCTGCAACAAGGCCAGTGTCATTCTTCGCAAGAAGTGGCATAATCAGTCAATCGTCATCAATAAGGTTGACAAAGAAACCCACGTGTACGAAATGTCCGTGGAAGAGTTCATCGCAACAGCCCACGAAGTCAAGTAAAGGAGAAACAATCATGGCAGAAGAAATCACTCTCGCAAACGAAACCACCGCTATCGAAACCACTCGCGAAACCACGTGTTCCGCGCTCGCGTTCGACACTCAGTCCCGTATGGGCAAGGTGAAGCTCTTCAACGCGCTCAACAGCGCAGAATCGCTCACTGATTCCCATGTTGACCGCTTGACGCTCCAGGGCGTTATCGTCCAGTCCGGTACTCGCGTTGATGCTATGACGGGCGAAGTATCCCCAGCGAAGTTCACCACTTTCATCACCGAAGATGGCGCGTATTTCTCGCAGTCCGACGGCATTGCGCGTTCGGCTGAGAATCTCGTGGCCGCATTCGGCGAGGACTTCGCGGACGAGCCCATTACCATCGAGTTCGGCGTGAAACAGCTCCAGGGCAGCCGTACCCTGAAGTATTTCAGCGTGGTGCAGTAGCACGCTAACGGCATTTGGGAAGAGTTCGAAGGGCTGCGATTTGCAGCCCTTTTAGTTCGAGGGTGATACCTATGGCGACTACCATTGACGTAAGTTTGGACGATATTCGCACTTTGCAGAAGCGTACACGTGATAAAGAGTACCGCCTGCGCAAGCAGGGCGCGTTTCAGGAGAGTATCGACAAGGTATCGCCGCGAGAATCGTGGTCCAGCGTAAAGGCCATGACCCCAGCGCGGCGCAGGCGTTATGCCAAGCAGCTCGACCGTTTCAACAAAAAAGGCGCTTATGTCGGCTCGGAATCTGGCGATGTTATTCCCAAGACATATATCACTCAGTCACGCAGGCTTATCAAGGCGCACAATAAGTTCGTTGCGAGCGAGACCAAGCGTATCCAAGGCATAGCTCCCGACTTGTGGCAGCAGTACCGCGCGCACCAGAAGGGGCTTTTGGCCCATCAGGAATCTATTGGCGGTTTGTTGACGCCTATCGACGTGGATAAAATGACAGAACCGCGTTCGCTGGCTGTAGCCAAGCGGCGCGTTAAGAATTTCGAAGCTCGAAATAAGCATAAGTTCGCCTATTATCGCAAGATGCAGAAGAGGAATATGATGACGATGCTCGACACGCTTGGGTTATCCGATTTGAGCGAGTTGGTCCGAAACATGACCCCCGATCAGTTCGATATAGCGTCTTCGGTCTTGCCGGTGTGGGAGCTTATGTCCGTCGATTATGTGGCGGCTGCATCGCCTGAGCCTGGGACTCGTGTTCGTCCTATGAGCAGCGATACGTTCGACGATATACGTTCCTATCTGTATAAGGCATACGCCATTGGCGGCGGCTATGACGAGCTTAAAGTCATTGCACGTCTCGACAAGACCAGGCAGAAACGCGAGCTCGCGGGTGCGAAGCGTGCAGCCAAGAAAATGGTTCAGGTTCGCGGTTCGAATATCATTTAGCCATGCCGTCCGTATTCACTGCTGACTTTGAAACGACCACAGATCCAAACGATTGCCGCGTTTGGGCCTGGGCAGTATGTGAGGTCGCTAACACAGACAACATAAAATATGGCAATTCGATTAAGTCGTTCATGAATTGGCTATCACGGGGAGAGTGCTCCGTGGCCTGGTTCCACAACCTCGGGTTCGATGGAAAATTCATTATAGACTATCTGATGCGCTGCGGCTACGAATGGGTCCCCGAGTATCCGCGTTGCGGGGAATTTACCTCGCTCATTTCGAACAAGGGCAAATTCTACCAAATCGAGATTCATTTCCTAAACGGGCAGCGCGTAATTTACCAGGACAGCTTGAAAGTTTTCCCCATGTCTGTGGACAAATTGGGGGAAACTTTCAACACCCCCGAACAAAAGGGCTGCATCGATTATCGGGCGTATCGCGAGCCTGGGCATAAGCTCACGCCAGAAGAAGTCGAATATATCTGCCATGACGTGCAGATACCAGCGCATGCGCTCTATCAGAACTTCGAGCAGGATTTGGAGAAAATGACCATCGGGGCGAATGCGTTCGACTTCTTCAAAAAGCAGCTTGGAAAGAAGAAGTTCAAGGCATGGTTTCCGACGCTTTCACTCGAAGCCGACGCAGATATACGCAAATCGTATCGAGGAGGTTTCACCTATGTGGAACCGAAGTACGCAGGAAAGGTTGTGGGCCCTGGCGTTTCGGTAGACTACAACTCCATGTATCCATCGGTTATGAAGAAGTACCCCTATCCCTGTGGCGTGCCGATTCTTTTCGAGGGAGAGTACGAATACGATAGGCAATATCCGCTTTACGTGCAACGAATGGTTGTCGAATTCTCTATCAAAGAGGATGGAATACCTTGCATCCAGCTCAAAGGCAAGGGGTTCTATGGACAGCATGAATACGTGCGCGAGACTATTTCGCCAGTTGAGATAACCGTTACTTCGGTCGATTGGGAGATTATGCAGCGCATGTACGATATCGATGTTATCGAGTACGCTGGCGGATACAAGTTCCAGCAGCGCACGGGGATGTTTGACGCGTATATCGACTATTGGGGCCATGTGAAGGAAACGTCAACAGGCGGAATGCGGCAGCTCGCGAAACTGATGCTCAACAACCTTTACGGAAAGTTCGCGACAAACCCCGACGTTACTTCGAAACGTCCCGTGATGATTGACGGCACCGTGCATTATGTCTTAGGCGAAGCGGAATACCGAGACCCTGTGTATCTTCCTGTGGGAACGTTTTGCACCGCCTATGCCAGGCGCGAATTGCTGTTCGCCATCATGGACAATCGCGATCGTTTCGTTTACTGCGACACCGATTCGATGCATTTGCTTGGAACTGAAACGCCTAGGAATATCCCTATTGATGATAAGGCCCTTTGCCATTGGAAGGTCGAAGGGTCATTTTCCAAGGCGAAGCATTTGCGTACAAAAGCGTATATCTGGGACCTCAACGGCAAGTTTTCAGTAACGTGCGCAGGCATGCCCGATTCGGTGAAGAAGTTGGTTACTTGGGACAATTTCGACTATGGCTTTTCGAACACCGACGAGAACGGCGATATCATTCCAGGCCATGCGAAGCTCATGCCTAAAACCGTCCCTGGCGGTGTGGTTCTGGTTGACAGCGTGTATAGGCTTCATCCATAATGTAGGCGCTCGGTGCGTTCTTTTCATGCCGCAGGCGGATAGATGGCGCGACTGCAACCCTAACAGGGACCGCGCCCAGTGGGCACACTTCCATGGGCTAGGGACGTGAGCTGGGCAACCTTTGAAACCCCACCCGAAACACGGGCTGGGGTTTCGTGCTATTATATGACCGTTCATATCGTCGCGAATATGGAGGTGCTAGTATGGACGAAACCCAGGCGGCAGAGACCGAAGCAGAGGAAACCCGCGAAGAGGAAAGCGGAGACCCCGCCGAGGAAGAGGAAGCCCAGGAACAGCAGCAGGAAGTTGAAGAGCATGATTGGGACGAAGTGGAACAGCTTCGCGAGGAGTTTTCCGCGATGCAAGACGAGCTTGCGGCACTCAAAGAAGCGCTCGCGACCATTTCCATTGGCCGTGAGGATGCGGACACCGACTCTGAGCCAGAAGATTTCGGCGAGGATGGCGAAGCCCTCGACCTCGATTCCATGCTCGGATTGTAAGGAGATACCATGCCAATATCTAAATTGACAAATGAAGAGGGCCGTTTGAATTTGACCAATGCCCAAATTCTTGATACCGTGCGCAAGTACGCGCCAAACGACTACAAAGAGCGCGTACCCGCTACCACGCAGGGCGGCGTCGCGGCCACGTTGCGGGCTATGAACGCGTATACGCCCAATTGGGACGTGTTTTGGAACGTCTTTCTTGGCCGCATAGGCCGAGTGCAAATCAACGATCGCATGAATTTCACCAATCCGCTGGCGAAGCTCAAGCGTCCTGCATTGCGCTATGGCCGTACCATCCAAGAAGTTCAGGCGAATCTTATCAAGGCACGCGCGTACGACGCTAAAGCCGAGAACGTCTTCGGGCGCGAGGGCCGCGAGCCCGATATCCACCAGATTTTCCATACCGAGAATCGTCGTGACAAATATACCATCAACATTCCCATGGAGGATGTTTTGCGAGGTTCGTTTATTGAGGGCGAATCAATCTCCGCGTTCTTCAATTCGCTCACTGAAGCTCCAATCGCTTCGGCGAACAATGACGAGTATCTGTTGATGCGTTCGCTGACAGAGACCTACGACAATCTGTGGGGCTTTTGGAATATTCAGGTTGATGATTTGCACAACTTGGGGAATGACCTGAATACGCAGGTGGAGCGTGGCATCAAGCTTATTCGTGCGATGAATGCCACTTATACCAAGATGAAATACTTCCGCACTGAGTATTCGCCCGAGGGCCGCAACAAGGGACTTGCGACTAAATCGAACCGTCTTATCGCGATTATTGACGCTGACGTGAACGCAGCGTTGGAAGCGGCCAATATGTCGTTCGCCTTCCACAACGAGGGCCAAAAGCTCGTGGCTGATGATATCATTGTGCTCGACGAGCTGCCTATTTCGGGTTGCCAGGCGCTTCTTCTCGACGAGGAATGGTTCCAGGTTGCTGATACTCTGGGTCCGCTTTCCATGGTTTCGCCGATGAACCCCGACAACCTGTCGTACAACACGTTCTACCATATCTGGCAGGTGCTTTCCTACTCCATCTTCCTCGGCGCTACGATGTTCTCCACGCGCCCCGATTCGGAGATTACGGCTGCCCAGGCAACCTACACGGGCGTTACCCTGCAGGATGCTGCAGGCAACACTTCTTCGACCATCCAGCCGGGAGAGGATGTGCAGCTTATCGCCAAGGTCACTGGCACGAATTCGCCCAACCAGGCCGTTGTCTATTCCATCAAGGCGTTCAACGGCCGCGGCGCGGTGCAGACGCTCCCTGTGGAGATGTTCGTTGATTCAAACGGCGTTTTCCACTCGGGCAACTGCCACGATATCGACAAGGTGACTATTGCCGCAACGTCTGTGGCCGATTCGCAGTACCAGGCGCTTTACACAGTCACCGTCGCAGGCGCTACCTATATGACGGCACTCGCGGGCGCGGCAGTCAACGTGAAGGTTGGCGCGAACGCTACTTCCGCTTTGACGTGGACGCCTGCAGGCGGCACGGATAAGAGCTACGAGGCTTACAGCGCAGACGATTCCATTGCTACCGTGGCGAACGCGGCAGACGATGTTCTCACTGTGTCTGGCATCGCTGAGGGAACGACTACCATCATTCTCGTTGCCAAGGGCGGTGACCCGACCAAGGCCAACGTTACCGCAAAGGTCAGCGTGACTGTTACGGCGTAAGCTGTACGATGGCTTATAATGAGGGCTGTTCGAAAGAGCAGCCCTTTTCTTTTAAGGAGGATATATGCCAGACATTCCCCAGGTTTTGACGCCGAACACATGGCCCGTGGGCACAGAAGTGGTTTTGCTGCAGGTGCCTTGGGACGCGAATTACCGCGATATCGTGATTTGGGACAATCAGCAGCAGCGAGACGATTATTTCGATACGGCTTACGCGTGCAATTCGAAGCGATGGACTTCAGCCAAGTTCTCATATCTACCGCCCAATGAGCCGATCAATATACCTGTTCCGTATTCGGCAGCATACAAGTACAATTATGTGGTGGTGCAAAACCCCACGCAGCCCGTCGAATACGAGGAACAGCCAATACGTCTGTGCTATTTCATCACGTCCGCGAGCTATATCAATCCGCAAACGACGATGATTACCCTGCAGCTTGATGTTATCCAAACCTACCAATTCGGCGTATCCATCGACCGCCTTTTCGCGGTATCGGGGCATGCGGCCATTTCCAACAAGGCCATGAACCAAAGTCTTTCTGGTATTACGGGCAACGTATTGCGCCGATATTGCGATATAGACGAGGGTATTAGCGTGGGCAACACGTATGCGATTATCGGCAAGGAATGGTTTCCGTTCACTGAGCCGGACAGCGGCGAGCTTGGATGGGTTATCGTCACGTCAACGGCCAATTTGGCTGCTGACCCTGGCACGATTGATTCGCCGAACCTCAACGTCGCCGACGGACAATCGGCGGACGGCCTGCCCTCAGGTTGCAACGTTTATTCCATGCGCCAAACCGTATTCAAACAGTTCATGGAAGCGTTGCAGCAGAAGTCATGGGTAGCCCAATGCATCGTATCAGTGACTACCTTCCCATCGCGCCTTTTGAGTGCAGGCCCAGAGGTTGAGCTTTTCGGTAATTCTGGCGTCAAGATGCATTTCATCGGCGATACCGACGCGCTCACGGGCAAAAGATATATCGAGATTACCGATATCTATAGGAAGCTATCGGAATGGGGCTTTGGCCGGGATTACGTGTTGCAGCCGTATAAGAAGCTGCTTTGCTATCCGTATTCCGTCGTGGAGCTCACGACATATTCAGGAAATTCAATCTTCCTTCGCCCTGAGCTTTTGTGGGGAAACAAGATTTCGCTTTTGGCTGTGTGCTGCGCCATCGCGCCGTTCGCCCGCGTAGCGATGGTTCCCACGGCGTACAATTGCAACGGCTCGGACGAATCTTTCGAAACGGATACCTATCAATATATCAGGCTAGGCGATGGAAAGCCGTCAACCTGCGTCATTGATAGCGGCGACTTCCTCGATACCGCGTTGTGGCTGACGGACTTCCCGCAGTTCTCCATCGTCAACAACAATTACATAACCTATATGGCTTCGACCGCGAACACGCGCCAGTATCAGTATTCCAATGCAGCCTGGTCGCTCGATAAGTCGAATATGGGTGCGCGGAACGCTTACAACAACGCCATGTTGGGAGCCAACAATGCACAGGCCAATTTCGATGCATCGGCATCAGGCTTAGCCAACGCTATCGGGCAGCAGGCTGTATCAGCCCCGGTGATTTCGCAGGACGGGATTGGAGGATGGGCGTCACCTTCCATCGGTGGCCTTGTAAACGGTGCCCTTGGAAACGCCATGGGCCAGATCGGCGCGAATTCATGGGGAAGCGCACAGGATATCGTTGGCAACATGACCGGCGCTACCCAGAACGCCAACAACGTCAATCTTGCGCGGCAGGTAGCGGGAAACAATTTGAACCTCGCCAACCAGGTTAATCATGGCGATTATGAAAACGCAATCCGTGGAATCAATGCCGCCTACCAGGACGCCCAGCTCACACCGCCATCCACGGCGGGGCAGCTTGGCGGCAATGGCTTTATGTGGAAGAATGGCCTTTCGGGATTCGGCATCGTGTATAAGCAGGCATACGGCGCGGCTTTCCAGGGCGCGTGCGACTACATGCTGCGATATGGCAACCAGATTCATCGCTATATCAATATCAAGGGCGGCATGACAAAGCTCAAAGTCATGAAGAAGTTCTCTTATTGGAAAGCGTCGGAAACGTATATCGACTGCGCCAAGGCCAATGAAGCGGAAAAGGACGTCATTCGTGGCATACTCGAACGCGGCGTTACAGTTTGGGGAGACCCAGACGATATCAAGCATACCGAGCTCCGTCCGACTGACCAAGCCGAGTACAACGCGCCGCTGTATAATATCTCGTATTGATGAGAGGAGAGCGAATGACACCTGCAATTTTCGACCCAGCCGAATTCGTGCCGCCTGATGTTGCCTGTTTCGGCAAGCGATACGTCAAGCGGTGGCAAGCTTCGGTTAAGCAATACCGCACATACGACTATTGGCGGCAGCTGTTTTGGACT